TGTTCCCGGCAGTCTCCAGATGCGCGCGGGGTTATGAACCGTGACGTCGATCTTGACTTCCGGCGTGCTGCACCACTTATCCAGTTTTTTCAGGAGCTTTTCGACCAGCCCACCATCGTCGCGCGGCAGGTCGATGCGATACATCAACTGCGCCCCGTTCCCGGAGTCGATATACAGCGGGTCCGCCCAGTCTGCACCGGCAAAGTTGCTGCGGATTTCCTGCGCTTTCGCCAGCGCCGCGGCATGTTCCGCGCCGGAACTTGAGATACCTGAAGGTCTTACCGCGTCGCAGTCGATCAGCAGCCAGCGGCGGCAAAGGATGTCTGCATCCGCTGTGGCATATTGCTTGAAACTGTCGTTGAGGTGGTTTTTTGCCCGTCCCAGCAAATCTTTTCTGCATGGGTTCGGCGTGTAATAGACTCCGAGACAGAGCCTTATCTTTTCGATCTCATCCGCCGCCGCGTCGATGTGGTCGTAATCAAAATACCCGCATACTGTATGCTTGCGCATGATATTTGCCGTCAGCGCGTCCAGTATCCGGATTTCAAATACATCGCCCGGTAAAAATACTTTCCTCAATGCCCCTGTGATTTCCGCTTTGTCAACTTTCATTTTTCCCTTTGTCCTTCCAGTCTTTTTTTTCACTGATCAGTGTCAGATAGCAAGATCGCAAGATAGCGAAGTTGCGAGATAGTGGAAAGGGAAGAATCCCTTTCACCCTCTTTACTGTTCACTGACCACTGACCACTAGCCACTAGCCACTGACCACTGTCCACTATCTCGCAATCTCGCAACTTTGCCATCTAAAATGGTACGTCCTCGTCTGTCAGTTCGATTTCCGCCGCTGTAATGCCTTCTGCCGTGTCTTCGGCAAGTGCGGCGATCAGCGCCGCTTCTTCCGCGTCCGGTTCGTTTTCCGCAAACGTATATTTAACGATTTCGGGGAATCGTTGCCCCGCGGTCGTCTTGACTGTGATTGTGACAGGTTCTTTCAAATACCCTTTTTGTGCAATCTGGACGCATTCGGCGGCGGTGCCGGGCGGGTCTATTTCCGTCCGTTCCCTCCACCATTTTTCAAATTTCCGCCTTGCATACCCTGTGTGTTCCGGGCAGCCCCATTCCGCCTGAAAATCGTTGAATCCGATCATGTAGTCAATCCGCATGGTCTTCGGCGTGCCCTCGTCCGCGTTGCGCTTCGTGTGTGTGCAGTAATAGACGTCCTTTACGGGGTATTCCAATTCTGACGATTCGCCGGAAAGAATGCCGTCCGAGCACGCACGTGAATCATGCCGCAGTTCGCGTTCTTCCCGCGGGAACTCATACCCGCAGTCAGGGCAGGCGGTGCGCCCGGCGGGAAAAACGCTCTGGCACTGCGGACACTCCCGGACCGGCGCGCCGCCGTTGCCTTTCCTGCCCGGATTCTCCGTGATGCGGATCATATCAACGGGACCGTGCCGCATGATGTTGCCGCCATAATCAAGAATCAGACAGTCGGTCTTTCCGGTGCCCGGCGAAAGCCGGAACCCGCGCCCTACCATCTGATAGTAAAGCCCTGCGGAATTGGTCGGGCGCAGGATCGCCACGCAGTCGATTGCCGGAGCGTCGAACCCGGTCGTCAGCACGCCGACGTTGACAAGATATTTCAATTCCGGCTTTGCCTCGCCGAAAAGATTTTTCTGCGTGATGCCACGAAACCGACCAAGAATTTCCGCGCGTTCCAGCTTCGGCGTGTGTCCCGTCACGATCCCGCATTCTTCGTGTGTCTGTTCGCGGATCGTCTCCGCAATGTGCCTGCAATGGTCAATGCTTGATGCAAAAATCAGAACCTTTTTCCGGTCCTTGCAGAGTTCCGCGATTTCACGGCAAGCCGCCGTGACCAGACGCTCATTGTCCATTGCCTTTTCCACATCCTCCGCCACGAATTCCCCGCCGCGGATGTGCAGATTGTCCAAGTCGGCTTTATACTTGCCGTTTTTCGATCTCAGCTTTGAGAGATAACCCGCGACAATGAGTTCCCTTACGCCGATTTCGCAGCAGACCTCATTCAGCAGGTTTTCTTTTCTGCAAATCAGCCCGCCTTTCAGCCGGTAAGGCGTCGCGGTCATCCCGATCAGCCGGATGTTCGGGTTGATTTTTTTCATGTCATCCAGAAAAGAGCGGTACATCCCGTCCCCGTCCGGCGGGATCAGATGCGCTTCATCTATCAAGACAAGGTCAAAACTGCCGAGCTGCGCCGCCTTGTCGTAAACGGATTGGATTCCTGCGACAATGACCCGTTCTTTTGTATTGCGTGAGTTCAGCCCGGCGGAAAAAATGCCGATGTCGATCTCCGGGCAGAGCGCCGCGATTTTCGCCGCGTTCTGTTCCAGCAGCTCTTTTACGTGCGCCAGAATCAGGCATCGCCCCTGCCATAACGTCACGGCGTCCGTCACGATTTTTGCAATCACAATGCTTTTCCCCGCGCCGGTCGGCAATACGACGCAGGGATTCAAGTCTGATTTTCGCATGTAATCATATACCGCATTCACTGCAATCTGTTGATATCCCCTTAATTCCATTCCCATTACCTCGCAATCTTGCAATCTCGCAATCTTGCTATCTTGACATAGATCATTCCGTCCGGCGGCATCGGCTCCCGCTTGCAGGCGTGCAATTCATGGATCAGAGAATCGTCTTCGATACACCCGGCGGAAACCAGACTGTCGAGCAGGCATTTGAACTGATTATCAATGTCGCGCTTTCTCCGGTCGGGCGGGTAAAAATCAATATACAGTGATACCGGACCCTCGATCTTCGATTGTCCGCTCCGCTGAAAACGGAACTTCACCTGCTCATGATATTTCCTGCCCGCCGCGCTGATAATCGGGAACCTGCCCGTAAACCGCCGGTAGTGATTTTCGGAAACCGCTACCGGCAGTTCCAGTTCAATTACTTGTAATCTTGCTATTTCGCCCACGGGGCTTTTCCTGCCGGTTTCGCCGCTGCCGCCGGAGAAGCCGGTTGCGGCGCCGCGTAATTCATGCGCGGGGAATAGCCTTTGATTTCGTTCCTTACCTCGCCGTCTGCGTCTGTCTTGACCTTGACGGCAATCGTAAGCGGCAAGTTGTGCAGCTCCACGGAATCGCCGGGCTGCAATACGTTGACCGCGCGGCAGATTGCCGACAGTTCGCCGCGTGCGATCTGAACCGCCTGCTGGTTCGGGTTCGACAGGTTCAGGCGCGCCCACAACTTCCGCCCCTTGAAATCGCCTTCGATGATTTCAAACGTGAGTTGCAGATATTCACCTGTCCCGCTTTTAGTCTCTTTCATTTCACTTTCCGTAATTACCGCCTGATATTTCCCCGCAGGGATTGCGTCGAAACTTGCCGGTTCCACTTCACTTGCGTTAAATCCGCCTAAATTTGCCATGATGTTTTTCTCCTTAAAGAGTAATGTTTTTTATCTCGCAATCTTGCTGTTTTCAGTGATCAGTTTTCAGTGATCAGTGATCAGTGGCGGAAAGGGCTGCGCCCTTTGACCCGCTTTTCTCTGCCCACTGCCCACTAGCCTCTGTTCACTATCTTGCAATCTCGCTATTTCGCAATCTCGCAATCTTTCTTGTATCCCGCCTGCCATGCCGTAATGAAGGCATTCCAGTCAAGCGGCAGCTCCACTGGCAGGGCGAAACGGTTTTTCGCGATGAACGGCAGATTGTCCCCGCCGGTTGTGTTCATGATCCGTTCGCCGCCGTCCGCGCCGACAGCCACGGTCCGCGCGGCGGTCTTGTTGAATCCGGCGTCTTCTTTCTGGACGCGGACTTTGCGCGTTGCGAAAAATACGCCGTCCGTCCATTCGGAAATCATCTTCCACGCCTTTTCATACAATCGCGGCTGGAACTGGTCAAAGGTGCCGATCTGCGGATTGATGACCTGCTTTACGTCGCTGTGCCCGATCAGGATAATGCTCATGTTCCGTTTTTCGCGGATCGCAGACAGGATTTCCAGCACCTCACCCCAGCGGTTCGTATATTCGGTATAGCCTTTGCCGTAACCGCCGTTTGCCTGCTGTATTGTCTCCACACCGTGCCGTTCGCAGACATACTTGAACAGCATCCGTTCCGTAGCGGAAATGGAATCGACCGCCAGCGTTTCGAAGTCGTGTTCTTCATTCAGGACCGCTTTCAGCGTGGCGAGAAATTCCGGATATGTTTTCACGGTCGGGAATTTCGCGCAGTCGATTTCATTCAACCCGTCTTCGGTCGGAATGAATACCGTCTTCGGCGCCTTTGCCGCAAATGTCGATTTCCCTACACCCTCCTGACCATAAAGCAGAATGATCGGCGGTTTCGGCGTCTTGCCGTAAATAATGGATTCTATCATAAAAGAGCTCCTTTTTTTTCAGTGATTAGTGATCAGTGAATAGTGGTCAGTGGTGGAAAGGGCTGCCGTCCTTTAACCTGCTTCCACTATCTCGCAATCTCGCAATCTCGCTATCTAGCTTGCGTATGTGAGGATTCGTTTCTGTTCAAATCCGGTCGGATAAATGCCGGAGTTCCGGCACTCGATCAGACGGCGGATCGCGGCGGCGTTGATACGTTCCGCGGCTTCCAGCTCGACTTCCGGAATCTGCCAGACTCCGCAGATATGCGATTCCGTTTTGTCAACCGCAATCATATGCACCGGGTAACTTTTCCCCGTGGCGACCATGAGCACCGCCCAGTAGAAAGCCAGTTGCAGGATATAGCCGTATTTGCGTGCGTCAACTTCAAAAAATTCGATATCTGCGCATGTCTTCAAGTCGATGATCCCGGCAGACGGACTGAACTTGTCTATGCGGATTTGACAAGGCATCCCGTGATAGTTCGCCCTGACCACGCTTTCAGCCATCCCGTCCCACAGCAGTTCCGGCGCGACGGGATGGTTTTCAACACTGTTTTGCATGTCGGCGATGATTTCAAAATCCGCCTGCGTAATGACTTCCCCGCGTTGAACGGAAAGCCAGTCCTGATACGCCTTCGTATCTTTCCCG